CAGACATTGCTAACTATCGCTCTGAAACGGTATGCGGCCAACTTTATGCACTTTACCTTAAAGCCATAAAAGGATGAGCATCCTCAACAAAATCACCGTCGACCAGTTCCAGCGTATTGTGTCTATTGAGGCCAACAGCATCTACACGACCAGCGACAAGAAGATCGGCGTCATCGCCGTTCTTGACGGCATCCCGATCGAGCAGGTCAAGAAGATGACGATTGCGGAGGTCAACAAGCGCTATGGTGAGATCAACGCGGCGAGCAAATCGCTATCGTCACTGGCGGCTAAGCGTCACGCCAAGGTTGCCGGAAAGTGGTATCAATTTGAGTGGTTCATCGACGAAATAAGCGCAGGGCAGTTGGTCGAGCTGTATTCCTACGACATGACGAGCGAGCAGGGTGTTATTGACAATTTGCACCTGATATTGGCGACGCTTTCGAGGGAGTGCAAGGTGTGGAAGTGGTGGCCGAAGGCGTATGACGGCAAGGGTCACAAGCAGCGCGCAGAGGTGATGTTGCAGATGAAGATGGGTGACGTTTGGGGATATGCCGCTTTTTTTTTGCAACTTTCCGAGCCTTTGTTGACGATTATGCGGAGGTCTTTGACGGATCAGGGGACGACGACGACAACGGCCAAGGTGTAAAAAAGCCGAACTACGGCTGGGTGGGCGTGGTCTATCGTATGGCAGGCAAAGATCCTCTGCGCATGGATGAGGTCTTCAACATGCCGGCAAGGGAGTTCATGAACGCGCTGCTGCTGATGAAGGCTATGCCGTAGTGCATAGATTTTCGCGCTGCGATATTTACCTGCATGAAATTTACCACAAAGTTAGAAGGCGACGTACTGGGCGTTGGCGCTGACGTGACTAAGGAGTTTAGCCTGTCGCGATCTCCTGACGTGAACGCGGCGCTAATTCGGTGGATGCAGGATGTAATCAAGCTGACGGTTGAAGGCATTGAGCGCGTTGACGCCAAGGCTACACTCAACCTCCGCCAATCGGTAGGCTTCGCGGAGTTGCCGGTAGAGCAAAAAGTCGCACAGGTTGCGATGGAGATGGCCAGCTACTGGAAGTTCGTCGAATACGGCGTCAATGGGGTGCGCGTCAACAGGGGCGCGCCGTTCAGCTTTCGCAGCATCTACCCAAGTCTATCGCACGTTGCAGCGATACGCAAGTGGGCGATAGACAAAGCACTCGGCATCCCTGCCGACGAAATCGACGCGGCGGCATACAACATCGCCAAGTCAATCAAGCGCCGAGGCATCAAAGGGCGGCCATTCCTCAACCCGGTACTAAGCGAGGCGAAGATGGACGAACTGGTGAGCAGCATCGCGCAGGTGGTCGGCAAGGAGATATCAATTTCAATTAACGTATGAGCATAACTATAATATCAGCGCTTCCATCGCTGCTTCCTGTCGGCAATAGCGACGTGGTGGTGGTCAGTAGCAACAACACCGCTTCCGCCAACTTTCGCTACGTCTGCGACGTGTCGGGGTCGCTATCATCTGCGCGCTTGAAGTGCGACAAGCTTCCCACGACGAACAACGGCTTCTTTGGAGTTAGCAAGGTCGTTGAGACGCTGATTGCGCCGAAGATACCACAGCTGACGAGCGGCTGGCAGGATGGCGGCTACGCTGTCAACACGAACCTGACCTTCCGCGAGGAGTTCGGCACGCCTCCGACGGTGGCGACAGGCGGCACAGCATCAGCGTCGCTGATCGCGTGGCAGGCGGCGTTTCGTCAACAGGACTACGCGGCCTATTCGCCGAGTGGGTATCAGGCTAACACGATAGCGGGTGCTACGGTCACCGTGAGCAACAGACCTACATCGTATACGTTGGCAAGTGCTGATCATGACTTTCTTGGATTCCTAATCAAGGCAGGCAGTACGCCAGTTGCGGAGATTCAATACAACGACACAAGCGGGGCAAGTGCGCGTGTTTTCACTGTAACGGGCAGCAGCAACATCAGCAATTACTTCAACATGGGCGCGCTTGGCTTGTACAACCTGACGGCAGGGCAGACCAGCGATAGCGACGACGGATCAGTGCTATTTCCGTTGGTAGGCGCAAGCTATACGGTGCGCCTTATTTTGGATGACGCCGCTGATGACAAAGACCGCACCCCAACATACACGATCACGATCGACAACTGCCAGCGTTACAACGACCTGCGTGTTTTCTTCCGAAACATGTACGGCGGTGTTGACGGCTACACGTTTACACGGATGAACAGGCAGCGCGTCGATGTTGACCGCAAGACCTACGGCTACAACGCCAGCGTCTACGGCGATGACGTGTATGATAAGCAGTGGTCGGTGACGTACCGCGACACCTACACGCTGAACAGCGACTGGCTCACCGATGCGGAGTTCACATGGCTGCAAGAGATGATCTACGCTTCGGAGTGCTGGATTCAACTTGGCACGCAGCTAGTGCCGGTCGTGGTGCAGACCAACACCTACAACGTACGCAAGCGCGTGGTTGATAAATTGCAGCAGATCAGCGTTGACGTTCAAGTTGGCTACGAAAACACCGCGCTATGAACATAAAGTTTGTATGCTACCCGGACGCCGATAACAAGCTGGCATCAGGTGTCGACCTCGATCTGATGGAGGACTTCGACATCGAGTTGACGTACACGATACAGGATGCGCAGGACATCACGCGACGCAGCGGAACGTACTCCAAGACGATCACGCTGCCAAGCACTCCGCGCAACGACAACGCCTTCAGACACGCCTACAACGTGCAGAGTTTCGTCGGTGGGTTCACGCCAAACAAGCGCATCACCTGCGCGGTGTGGAGTGATGGCGTGCAAGTCTTCAGCGGATCAATGCAGCTGATGGCGATGAGGGTCACGCGGGGCGTGGCAACCTACGAAATCAGCATCTACGGCGAGAGCGTCAGCCTGTTCAGCGTCATGGGTGAAACGCTGCTTGCGTCAACGGCAGGAGTTGACACCTACGACCATGAGTTCAACAACCTTGACGTGATCGTCGCGGGTGATGCCAACAGCACGACGAGTGGCTATTGCTATGCTTACATCGACGCGGAGGGCAACGCCGACGTCAATGGCACTGTGCCTACCGGCACGCTTGCGCCTATTTTGAACTTATACGGCTACATCGCGCCTAACCTTGTGCCGATCTATCAGTGGCGGCCGTGCTACTTCGCCAAGATGCTCGTCGATAAAATCTTCGCGCAGCACGGCTACCGGTACGAATCGAACTTCTTCAGCACCAGCGGCAACGTCTTTTCAAAGCTGGTCGTGCCTTGGGCGAATGACTGGGTGCTAACCGCAAACAGCGACATCAGCGGCAACGTGAGCGGGAGTACGACGCTAACAGTTGCGACGGGCGGCACAAACGTCACCTTCCCAACTAACAACACCGCGCCTTTTACTTTGTCCAGCGGAATCGTTGTAAGTGCTGACACCTACTTCCGCAATGATGACACGGTTGCGCATGGCATTGAGTTGAATTTTGACGCGATTGCTTCAGGTACGCCGAGCGTTGCAAACGTGTTGCGCTATGAAATTAAATACATAAATCCAACTGGCCCTGTTTATACCGCGCAGCGTTCGTTGTTTGGCCAAATGCAGCACAACTGGCGCACGACCATCTATCTGCAACCACAGCAGAGCTTCTACATCGTCTGCACACGCCTTGCAACGATGACAGGCGGAGCGACCATTACCAATCGAAGGCTGACCATCAGAGGCACAACGATGGGGCGGTTCAACACGATCAGCATGCAGAAGGGGTTGCCGATGGATGTGAGGCAGATTGATTTCTTGCAAGACCTGCAAAAGATGTTCAACCTGTACTTCTATCAGTCGCCACTTGATCCCAAGCTCATCTACATTGAGCCGTTCACAAGCTTTTACAACACTACGCGGCTGGACTGGTCGCAAAAGTCTGACGAAAACGCGGAGATGACCGTTCTTATGGGCGATCCGAGCAGCAAGAAACGCTATGTCTTCAAGTATGCCGATGGCGGCGACGCGCTCGGCAAGCTGTACCAGAGCGAGTTCAAGGAGGGGTACGGATCGCGCATCTACGACAGTGGCAACTACAATCGTAGTGGCGATCAAGTTGTCGACCTCAAGGCTAAGACGCTAATTCCTGCACAGTACACGACGAACCTAATTGCGGGGCGTGGCTTCGACACCGAAGGGAATGGCAATCCGCGCAGCTTGCAGCTGGGTTATCGGTTGGCGCTACACAGCGGCTACGTTCAGCCGAACAACACAGGACTGAATCCAACATTTCTGTTTTACTACGGCCAAGTTTACAACAACAGCGTGCCATCATCTGTCATCAATGTTGCATCTGCCATCAGCTTGGCGACGCACTTGGAGAATCCATACGACACCAGTGCCAGCGGAAACTTTGACTTGTCATTCGGCATTCCGAGGCGTATCTTCTACCGCACCTACGACGTGAGCGGCAACCCGATGAGCTATAACAACAACAACCTGTTCAACAACTTTTGGAACGGCTACATCTTTGAGTTGACGAGCCAGCAGGCGATGACCGTGGAATGCACGATGTTGCTGACGTCTACCGACATTGCAACGCTCGACTTCCGAAAGTTGATCTACTGGAAGGGCATCAACTGGAGGCTGTTGGAGATTAAGGACTACGCGGTGGGTCAGTCAACGCTGTGCAGGGTGACGATGCGCCGGGTGCTGCCAATAGACGCCTTTGTGCCTACAACGCTTGACCCAACCTTTAGCGATGACCCAACCGCCAAGACCGATGGCGAGATCAACGCCAGCATCTACGCACCTGTGACGATGCTGGACTTGAATGAAGGCCAAACCGTTGCTATTCCCTTACTACCCGACAACCCAACAAGCTAAACTATGGCAGATGTAGACAAAGAGATCACCGTCAAGGTCAGGGCGGAGGACGACACCCAGAAGGCGACGCAGTCAGCGAAGGCACGCCTCCGCGACCTGCAAAAGCAGATGCTTGACCTTGAGGCGGCGGGGCAGAAGAACACCGACCAGTTCCGGCGGATGGCTGCCGAGGCAGGATCGCTGAAGGACGCTATCGGCGACACGAGCGCACAGGTCAAGGCGTTGGCGTCGGACACGCGGACGCTGGACACGTTCACCTCTGCGATTCAAGGCATTGCAGGCGGCTTTGCTGTTGCCCAGGGTGCAGCGGCACTGTTCGGTGAGGAGAGTGAGGACGTGCATAAGGCAATGATGAAAGTACAGGCGGCGTTGGCGTTGGTGAATGGCGCTACGGCTGTTGCCAATGCGCTCAACAAGGACTCCGCGCTTATGGTCAACCTGAACGCAGCGGCGCAGCGTGTCTATGCGATTGCCGTGGGGACGAGTAGTGGCGCACTCAAGGCGTTTAGGATTGCACTTGTTTCAACAGGCATCGGCGCGGCGGTGGTAGCCATTGGCTTGCTGATTGCCAACTTCGACAAACTGACGGCGGCGGTCAAGGGATTTCTGGGGATTAAAGTCAAAGAGAACCTTGACGAGCAGATTAAGTCGATGGAGCGTGCCGCTGAAATCGCCAAGGAGCGCG